GGGCAAGCAATATGCTAGCTGGGTATGGCTCCCACTCAACTGCGCAGACTGTTCGCCATCCGAGCAATTTGCCCCCAAGTATTCCTCCACCAGCGCCTGCGAAAAGAGCCAACTCATTCACATTTGCTCCTCTAAACGTTTCATTTGTGCGCTGATTCGGGCGCGTAGCTGTGGCCAATCTTCGCCGGCATATGGTTTGACACCAACTTCTGCCGCCTTTTTAAGCGTGAGGTCGTTGGTGCTGTACCAAGGCAACTCCGGCTTTTTAGCCTTCTCAAACTCTAACTCGTCCTCCCAGCGACCTTGATTTAACCAAGTGGCGGGGTGGCAAATATAATCCTTTTCGGTCTGCTTGAACTTCCAATATGCAAGGTGGTTAGGCAAAGCGGCCAAAGCCTCCTGCTGTTCATCCTTGCTTAACCGGTTCCACGATTTTTCTGCCGCACGCTTGCCAATCTTGCGCGGGTACATTGAATAAAAGGCTTCAAAGGTCATTAGTCCATCCAATAGTAAAGGAATGCGGCAACAATCATGACCGCCGCAAAGATTACAAAAGTCGCAATTGCAAAGACCGTCATGATGGTTTCTATCATTGCAACACGCGTGGGCTAGGAGGTGATGGTGGGCTTGGCGGTACGGTATAGGATGGTGTGCCGATTGCGTAGCCTTGCGGGGTCACAACTTGGTTTGGGTAAATGGTCAGGTTTTGCACCGTAACCCCAGCGTTGTTCACAACTTGCGCTTGGTTGCCTTGTATTTGGACTGTGCCGGTCTGAAAGCCTTGTGGGTTGGTAATAATATAGGTTTGGGCTTGCGCTGTACCTACAAACAGCGTTGCGATAAGTAAATGTTTCACGTGGAACCTTTCTTACCAAGCAAATTCATTAACTGCTGGGTGGTCTTTTGGCAACCAATAACAAACAAAAATATCGCCCTGTTGGTCAAAGCAACCGCCAAATTTTCTTTTGCGCGTCGCCCAAGTTACCGCATCTTCTAATGTTCTAAAACCCATCACTAAAGCGTCTGATTTTGGAAATAACATTTGTTGCTCCTTTTCTATCTCACTCGTTATTGAGTAAAGTCAGTATAGTTAAGGAATCTTAAAGATGCAAGCATTATTTATAGGGTTAAACCCTTGATTTTGCTGTAATTTATATAATTAATATATTAATAATTACTTCTGCCTTTTGGTGAAACGAACCCAGCCTTCCTAGGTTCGCCTTAATCTGCCTCATGGAGCCAACAGAACCCGACAGTCTTTCGTTGTACCGGCACTATCTTCGCCACCGGTTTATGTGCTGTTGCAACAACTATCCCCCAGTAGCACTTGTATCGCAGTCGCTGGCGTCGGTTCCCGTCCAACTGTGACCGCAGAAATAGAAAAACCCCTTAAGGTTGCTCTAAGTTCGTACCGCTTTAGAAAAGACCAGCCAGCCTTTCCAAAACGCTCAAAGCAACCCTAAAGGGTCTAGGCTGGTAGTTCATAGCAGGTACGAATCTGCCAGCACAGTATAACCAATTTATTGCTTAGTGTGCAACTCGGGCCAAATAATTCCATAAGTCGTTGGAAACAGGGTTTTTCGGGTAATTAGCCCGTTGGTTTCGCGTTCCAGCGTTGCGGCTAAAAATATCAATTTATCGCGCGGAATGTCGCTTTTTTGCCACATAGAGACCGCAGGCACCGAAACTCCGCAGAGTTTGGCAACCTTGGTGGCACCCCCCAAAATGTTAATAATAGCTGTTGGATTCATTAGGGTATCTTAACAGACCTTGGCTATGACCGCAATATTTAAAATAAAGTTTGCTTTTGGAATTAAGATAGTTTAACATGGTGTTACCGGATTGGCCGGTGAATATATTTTGAAAGGAACTCGTATGAGTGAAATAGAATCACAAACCAACGACCTACTTCAACTCCAAGGTGAGCTTGAACGTATCTTTGATGTGCTGGAGGGCGGCACAGACTTATCTAAAGAGCAAATTGACCTTCTGCGTTATGGCTGTGGGTTCGCGCCTGTCAACCGTAAATCCAATGCTGGTCAGGTAATTTGGGATATGTTAGTCGACACCAATAATGTTTTGGCAAGGAGCCTAAAATGAATAACGTAGAAAAGATAACTCTGCAACGAGCCATCAGTATGCTCAAGTCCTGCAACTTGATGTATGCCATCGTTGACAGCGATGGAAACAAGCATGGCGCCCTTGAGGTTGTGTTTAACAAGCGCAAAAAGCGTGGGCCGCTTAACTACCCGATGGGTACGCTACGCAATCATTATTTGCCTTTTATTAAGGATTTGATTGACGACAGCGTGGGCGAGGTGCCAATTGATGAGTTTGACATGGAAACGCTACGCAGTTCGCTTTGCGCCTATATGTCAACGCATTGGGGCAAAGGCAGTTATTCCACAACCATTGACCGCGAAAACAACAGCATTATCGTTCACCGGTTTAGCAAACAAGCACAATTTGAGCCATTTTGAGGACAGCCATGATTATTTCAGACACTACTAAAGAATTTAAAATCGCGCCCGCAGGTAACCACCTTGCAAGGCTTTATTCCTGCATCGACCTTGGCCATCAGGCTACGGATTGGAAAGGTGAAACCAAAATCATGCACAAGGTCGTATTGACTTGGGAATTGCATGGTGAGGACGATAGCGGCGGGAAGTTACTAACAGACGATGGCAAGCCATTGATTGTTTCTAAACGCTATACGGTCAGCCTTGGCGACCAATCCACCCTGCGCAAAGACCTAGAAAGCTGGTCAGGCAAGAAGATGACAGCCGAGGACAGGAAGAACTTTGACATGAAAAACTTGCTTGGCAAGTTCTGTATGTTGTCGGTGGTTCATTCCGAGGACGGTAAGTATGCCAACGTCTCAACGATTAGTGCTGTGCCAACAGCCCTGCGCAACAGCCTGCCCGAACCAATCAACGCGGTCACGCACTTTTGGTTGCAGGAGTTTGACCAAGCCAAGTACGATGCCCTGCCAAAGTATTACAAAGAGAAGATTACAGAATCCTCTGAGTGGCGCGGCAAGCAGAAACGCGAGCAAGAAGATGCATCAAACCCGATGCCTGACGACGACATTCCATTTTAAGGATTAACATGATAGTTAAAGAAAAGGTGGCAGAAAGTGGACACTGGTATGCACAAGATGGCAGTCCAGCCTATACAACGATTGGGGCTAACGGGAACGAGCGTGCAACAACGCTTCGCGACGCGCGGAAACTTGGACTTTTGCCAAGTGTTACAACAATTATTGGACTGCTATCAAAAGCAGGGCTTGATACATGGAAACAGCAACAAGTCCTCCTCGCCGCGCTAACCTTACCAAGGGCTGACGGTGAACCGGAGCAGGAGTGGCTTTCGCGGGTCATGCAGGACTCCAAAGAAACCGGACGCAAGGCCGCAGAGCGTGGCGAATATATCCACGCAATCATCCAGTCGTTTTACGAGGGCGCTTATTTCCCTGAACCACCGGCTTATTTAAAGACTGTGGAGGAAACCATCGACGTTCACTTTGGTGGGCGCCTGTGGGCTTCTGAGCGGTCGTTTGCGCATCAGGATGGGTTTGGTGGCAAATGCGACTTATCGAGCCTGCCGGAGGTTGGCTGGGACGGTGCTGTCGTGGATTTTAAGACAAAGGATGCCCCTCTCGACAAAGCCGAGGTGTACTTTGAGCATATCATGCAATTAGCCGCATACCGCCAAGGGCTATCCATGCCCAAAGCCAGCGCGGCCATATGCTTTGTGAACGGTACGACCAACGAGGTCAAGCTGGTGGGGGTTTCAGAAGAAGACCTGCAAAAAGGCTGGGATTGTTTCTCGTGTTTGCTTAAGTTTTACAAGATTCGTAATAACATATAGGCAATGCCGAAAGGTGGCGCCAAAAGCGCTCTTCACGACCGAGTAGGCAGACTTTGGGGTTGTTAAGCCACCTCAAGAGGATGCCGAAATTGCGCGGTTTTGTGGCTTTCCCGCCCATTTGCAATAAAAAGCCAAATCTTGACCCCACCCTAGGGTTTGTCCCTAATAATATTGCTTGACTTAGGTGTTAAGTTTCCTTAACCTGTCATTACTCCATTGGGGAGTGAGATAGATAAGGAGATTCAAATGCAAGTAATCGATATCAAAGTAACCAAGGTTGACCAGCTTGGAATGTTGTTAGCACAAATTGCCGACTTAGAGGCGCAAGCAGAGGCCATAAAAGCGGAACTCAAGCAAACTGAGGGTAAGATAGAGGGCAACCTTTACAAAGCCTGCGTAACGCTCTCACAGCGCAACGTAGTCGATAACAAGGCGGTATTTGCCGAGGCAAACATTCCAGCAGACTTGATTGCCAAGCACACCAAAACCACCGCAGTTATCACCTTAAAAGTAACCGCACGATAAGGAGCCGGTCATGAAAAAAGAACCAACCTTTTGGGATATTTTGGGCGCCTGCATCATGGGCGCTGTTATGGCAGGGTTTTTAATGTGGGTTTTTATTGAAAGGACGGGTTGGAAATGAGCGTTCCATACAACACCGGCAAGGTCAAAATCGGTATTAATTACCGCAAACCGCAATATGTGGAAACCGACCCCGATATGCTGAACTTACAATCTTGGTTGATTTGCGACCCAGTTCGTTTGCGCAAGCAATATTGGGCGCGAAAAGCCTACATCGCCTGCTTAATATTCGTCTTTTTGATTATTTGGCTGAGAAGTTAAGATTGTCAGCACTTTGTTGATTTTCTCTTGACGGTCAGCAATCCCTAAATTGCCACCATTGATTCTTCGGGTCATGGTGGCAATGTCCATTTGGTCGGCTAACTCATTTAACCCGCGTTTATTCCAAAACCAGCCGGCTGTAAGCGCCGCTACGCGCGGTTCTTCCACAAGCTGGGGGTTAGATACCAAGTCCTCGCCTAAAGCCTCGCTGGCGGCCGCATAGTTATCCTTACCGGTCAATTGAATCAACCCGCGCCCAATATACTTCCAGCCATCACCGTCCTCGGTATTGCCCATCCTGCCGCCATAAACCTTGTTGGCTATCTTTTCAGGGTTGCGCTCGTACCTTTCAGCAACGTCAATGTCCGGAAACCGGCTGGGCCATGTTGCCATCAGGGCTTTGGCTGAATAATTGAGGTTTTCGCGCATGAACTTGAACCCACCGGACTCATGCATACATTGACCTAAAAAGCAGGCTTGGCGCTTGGGGGTGTTGATTTGGTACTTAGTGAATGCGTTGTTTAAGGCTTCCGTCCACTTTGGGTCTATCCCAAGGGCTAACAGCTGTGATTCAAGCATCCTTTTTGGCCTTCATATCGATGATTTTTTCCAGCGTCCTGCCGCCAAAGTAGAACGACATAATCAGCATACCCCACTGACCCAGCAGTTCCACGTACTTTTCGTTTGCGTTGTAGCCAAAGGTTGACATTCCAGCAAACAGAAAATATCCGGCAAGAATGGCAATCAGGGTCATGGGACGGATGTTTTTAGATAACCAGCTATCGCTAGCCATATCCGACTGCTGGCGCTTGGTGACCTCTTGGGCTTCAATATTGTCGGCTTGCAGTTCAGCCAAACGACCCTCTTGCTGGAGTCGCATGAGTTCCTGCTGGGCTTTGGCTTTGGCTTCAGGGTCAGGAATGAACTTATCCAAGACCTTCATGCCAACGTCAAACAGCGCGGTTAGTGGAAACATATTACCTCCCGATGGCGGTTTCGTTTTCGCCTTTGCGAACCAGCACCTTGTCACCATCAACAGCAACAGACATTGGGTCGCGGTCAGCCATACGGTCTAAACGCTCAATTAGCTGTTTCATGATTTCAAACTCAGGCTTTTCCTGTTTTGGACTCGCGCCCGCAACACCGTTAAGCATAGAAATCAGGGCGGTCAAAGATGCGCCAAGCAAGCCCATGACTGCGGCCATCTTGGATTCTTCCAGCACAATCGAGGCGCCCACACCAATCACCACAATAAAGGTGATGTAGAAAAGACCTTGTTTGCCGATGGATTTACCAGCGACTTCTTTTGCGGATTCAATTGGCTCGTTCATTTGCGTACAAAAAAGTCTGTAATGTAAGTAATAATTCCACCGCCAACCGAGGCAACACCCATCAGCGCCCAAAGGCTACCTTTTGAGCGTTCAGCCATGTTGACCAGCTTTTTGATGTCTGCTTCCATGACGTCAATCTTGCGCTCCATGGAATCAAACTTCTTCTCGTAGTCCTCTACTTTTTGCCAAAGCACACCGTACTTGACTGGGTCGATTTCAAATGCCATGTCCACACCTTATGGCAACGTCGCAATAAAGGCATCAGCCTGTTCTTGTGTCATCACATTCCCATCGGCATCTTGCAGTTCTGCACCAGCTAAGACTTGGGTTTTAAATTGCTGGTAGTCGGTGTTGGCTGGGTCAAATGGGATGCAAGCACCGTCTGATAGATGAGTTACAAACTCTTGACCTGATAATGTTGGTTTATTTAATTTATACATAATCATAACTCCGCAGAAGCTGTCCACCCACCTTGAACAAGGTAAGCATTTTGACTAGTAAGGGCTGGTGATGTGCTTACAATCGGATTAAATCCATTTACACCAGAACCATCAGTTACAGTGGCTGTGCTTGTATTCCAACCACTTGTAAAAAATGCCCATCTACCATTAGTAGAACTTTGTGTTGGTCTGTAATAAGTAATTGTGGGGGTAGCTCTTTTAGTAATTACAAAATTTATTTTGGTTACATAAATTTCACCACCAGTCCAAATACCATTTTTGAAAGATTCACCAGTTGCTATGTTTTCTGCTGGTGCAGTTTCAATAGGATATGACTTTTCAAAATACCTCTGACACAAAGCTAACTCAGTTCCATAAGGTCTGTAATCAAAGCTAGTAGCTGTAGAGCCTACCTCTAGCTGAA